TCCCGTAAACTCAGGATTAGGCCCTAAGGCTGCTCCTGTTATTTTTAAAGCTTGATTTAGAGTATATCCGCTAGTGCCTGAAGTTCTTACTTTATATCTAGGTGTTATTGTGCCACACTCTTGAATCTCTATATCCTGGGCTGGGGTACAATCTACAGGCACATCATCTACAACACCAGCTGCGGTTATTAAAAAGGCGTATCCACTGTCTGCATTTGGATATTTACCCGTTACATCAGTAACACCGTAGTATTTTAATCCTCCATTCCATACATTTGTAAGAGCGGCATTAGTATATAAAATATCCCCTTGAATAATTGAGGCTACATTCGCTCTGGAGGTATAAATAGAATGAGAGGTTTGTAATGCACACGCAGCACTAGACGAAGATTCTCCGTTGCCTACGGAATTAGTAGAGAATAATTCTGTTCCTGAAGCTGGGGTAGGCACTGGCACTGGCACTGGCACTGGCACTGGCGGCGCACTACAAGCGCCACATGTAAGGTAATCTGTTAATCCTGCTGCGTCATTTAAGGATGTTGTACTTGTTGGTGTGCCATTTTCCCAACATATTCCGGCATCTGCTACTACCGTAGGGAAAGTACTGCCTGAAACTAATCTGAAAATTCGTGTTGCACTTCCGCCACACTCAGTATATTCTTCATAATCATAAGTAATTGCTGGAACTGGGGTTGGTATTGGACTTGGAGCAGGGCCTGGTGTAGGGGTTGCACAAGTTGCACAATCAGCATAACTTGGAAGTCCCCCTATGTTTATCGTAGATGTTGAGCCTGTTACTACAGGAGTTTCCCAACACTTTGAATCATATTCTACAGATGCTGGCCAGCTTCCCCCAGAGGGAACTCTAAAAACCTGCGTAGCAACTCCACCACATTCAGTATACTCTCTATAATCATAAGTTATAGGGGTTGGAACAGGTGGTGCTGGCGAGCCACAACTTGGACATGTTCCTTCAGCATATAATATGCCACTAGCTTGCTGTCTAAAAACGCTTTCGTCTGAATACCATCCATCCGGAGCAAATATACTCAACGCCGCATCAGTATATAATGCTACCGCAGTTGAAAAGCTTGCTGAGCTATAATAATATGTTCCTAATGCTGCCATCTATAATTTTACAAAGTTAACCATTTTACACTGAACATCTTGAATCTCCACATCCTATTACTTGTACCGTTATCTCTCCGTTTGTTCCCGTTCCACCTGTTGCATATAGAGAAGCACAGCCTAATACCGTACCTCCAAATGTATATTGCACCTCATCTCCTACCACTATACTTAAACTGCTAACAGCTTTAAGATACACCAGCTGTAAGGTTGCACAGTCAATACCTATAAAATAATCATAAGTAGGGGCTGGAGTAGGGCTTGGAGCGACTGGTGTCGGTGTAGGAGTTGGAGGAAACGTACAGCCACAACATGCGTCATAATCTCCAACTGTAGAGTAACATAACTCTTCTCCTAGCGTGTTCCTTAAATCGTATACTAAATATAGTTTATCTCCTCCAGCTGGCAGGGTAAATCCTGCCGAATATAAATTAGGAGCACCCGAAGTTACAATTGGAGTTGCTTCTACAGAAGCTGCTATAAGTATATTTATATCTGTTGAATTGTTCTCATATAAAGCATCTGTTCTTAAATACCTAAATTCATTTTCTGTCGGGTCAAACTGGAAATTATCAAAATTAATTTTGTTAGACCTCATTGTTATAACCGCTCCATCTGGGGGTATTACTCCTGAGCCTTGTCCTCCCTCTAGTTCTCTATATTGAGAAACTATAGGGTCATTTGAACTAGCCGCAAAAGTAACTAAATCCGATTGGGTTGGTGATGTAATTGTTCCTTGCTCCCACAAATACTCTGTATGTGTAAACTGACCTGCATTCGCATTCGTGGTTAAAGTAATGCTGTAAACATTAAATAAGACGGGGCCAGGACACTTAACAGTTACTTGAATAGTGTCATTAACCGTTGCGTCAGTAGAAATAACCATTACTACTTCTGTAGGGGATGCAGCGGTTTTACTAAAGCTTAATGTTCCGCTTTGATAAACCACCCCTGTGGAGTAAGTTACCCCATCATATATAGCCTCAACGGTATATCCTGTTCCTGAAGACTGAGCCTCAGTCTCAATATCTTCCTCTCCTTCTGTTACTACTTGCTCTTCTGTTCCCTCTGTTATTATTAAATCACTATTTTCAAATGGGATTACATAGTCGATATATACAGTTCCTGTTTCCTCGGTAACATCCACGCAATAAACATATTCTTGCCCCGCAACAACTGTAATATTTTTAGTTACCCCACAAGCTAAACATAATTCTGTCTCAGGTTTTATTATGGTATTAGAGGTAAATACATATTCGTGCATATATGGGTCGTAACCTCCCAGCTTTTGAGTAGAGCTTGCTTCAGCAAATAAATCTCTAAACCAGCTTCTCATCCCCTCGTTAGAGATAATGGTAAGCACTTCGTTTTGTGCTGATGAACCTGTTAGTTTAACAATTACATTTCTTTTAGCGTCGGAGAAATATTTGTTTTCTCCAAATGCCACAAAACTTTCAGGGTGATTACTTATTCCAAAGTCTTCTATTCTGGCTATTTGTGTTCCTAAAACTTCGGGAACTGAAGTAACCGCTCCTCCACCCACAGCATCAGATAATAAGTTTTTGCCAGCCAGCACGTAAGATATTTTGTCTTCTTGAAGAACTAAAACATCAGTTTCTCTAGCATATAAAATCTCTACGTCTCCATAAGTTTCCTCTAAGGGTTTGAAGTTTAATAATCCTAAATTAAACTCATTAAGTCTATTAACATTTGACTCATCATTAAAAACACCACTATAGGTTATATCAGCAAATCTATGAGCCTGTTTATATTCCTCGTTCGATGTAGTTAAAATTCTGTTACCTAAAGTTAAAGCCTTCCCTGTTATAGAGTCTCTTATTTTGTAGCTTTCCACTCCATTACCAAAGGTATAACAATTAAAAAAGCCAGGGTTTATTATAGCTGCTTGGGTTGCTGTTTGATTTTGTACATTTCCTAAATGATATCCCCCACTAATATCAAAAGATTTATTATTTTCATACCACACATCCGGTAGAGCATCTGTTGGCTCGGTCTCAAAAACATAAGTAGCAGAGTCTCCTCTATAAACAGTAAAAGACACTTTAACTTGTGACCTAGAGTCTTTTGTCCAACCTTTTGAATAAGAACCAGAGACTAATAGGTATATTAGATTATTACCATCAGGGTCTTGAGTGCTTGTGTCTTCATATATCCTATAAGCAAAATCTTCATTATAATCTGGTGTAGGAGTCCCCCCTCCAAAATAAGTAGCGCCGTTTAATTGGCTTTCGCTTTTACATTCATCAAATACCCCTTGAGTCGTAAACGGAGGAGCTCCATTACTTACTTGAGGCGTAACCAAGACATTATTTATAGTTTGGTTTTCATCTTCATCTTTAATCCCGGTATTTAAAGTGCTCCCTACATTATCTCCTATAAACCAGTCAGCCATATCGTTGTAACTAGTAGAGGCTGTGAGTGTTTGTTCCAGTATATAGTTACGGTATCCGTTGCCTCCTTTGTCCATTTCTATTTTCATTACTATTCTAGTTCCCACCGGCACATCATAAACATCATATACCGGGGTAGTTCCTGTAACATTGGTACTAGTAAAAAATGGAAAAGCGACCACTGGTATCTCCCCTGAGGTTCTACATGATGATTTCTTTGGGTCAACAGCGATAACTGCATCAGGGTCTTGTATAGATGCAAAATTAGAAGCATTTATCTTCATATAAACCCCCCCTATCACATCAATCGCCCCTCCGGATGAATCAAAAATAGAAATAAACCCTTCTGCTTGAGCCTCTTTTTCTAAAACGGTAGCTGTAATACATCTAGATAGAGGCCCACTAGTGTCGGCTTTTACTATTAATCTATCCCCGGCTTCTACTTTGTTTGCATTTTCTCCCTCTAAAAGAAAATAACTTGCATTAGAAACAGTGTCCCTATAAACAACATTGCTATATATTGTGTTATATGCTTCAGCGGTGGGTTTAATTACAAACTTATATTTAGTGGCCCAGCTAGGTGGGGTCTCACCAAGAGGAATAGTAATCTGAGCGTAATTTTGGGAAGTTGATTTACTGCATGGAATGTTAATTGTATTATTATCATTCATATTATTGTTAACCAAAGCTGTTGATGACCTGTTGTAATCATCCATATAAACTATTCCAAACTCATAACCTCTATTACTATGTAGGCTTTGTATGCTAGTGCTTTCTCTAAAGGTAGCTCTCTGATTTACAATACCATAATAAGAGCATAAAGTGAAAGTGCTGTCTGTATATAGTGCTGCTAAGTTGTGTATTTCAATTTGATTTGGCGCAGTGCTGCTCATAGATGCTGTTAAAGGCTCTCCCACCGCAGGCGAGCTAGCTGTGGATGAGGTTATTCCTGTTTGTAGTAAATCATCATATGTAACGTCAAAGGCTTCTGGAATAGCTCTGTTAAAAACATCTGTTAAGGTATTTCCGTTTCCCGCTTGCGCATTGGTTACTGTTTCAATAGTGGAAGCTAACCCTATCTTTTCTTGAAAATCTGTGCTGTTAACTAAATCAGCAACTGTACTATAATCATCTATAAGGGTGTATGACCAAAATAAATCATATACAGCAGCGCTTGGAGTAGCCGCAGGTGCGACTCCTGAAGAAAGTTCATGGGAGAAATAAGTAACTCCAAAATCAATTGTAAGCTCTGTGCCAGCTTTTAGCTTTGAAGAGCCAGACACTAATGCGCTTAAATCTAAACCTAAAACACTATCTGCTATCGTTTTGTCTGTAGGAACGGCGGTGGCGCTAAATGAAAAAGTTCCAGCGCTCACATGAGCAGGGATGGTAAGTATTGAAATCTCATCCGAGTTATAAGTTGCGCTAAAGTCCAACCTTAGCTTACTTCCCCCCGCATCAGTTAAATCATAACCTTCTTTATAATTTCCATACATCAACCTATTACCCATTAAAGTTTGGGCTTTTGCTACTTGAGGAACATTGTCATAGAGCCTTAATATCTCTGAGCTTGGAAGAACCGTAAATATTTTCCTATTAGTAAAAGGGAAAACAACATCGGAATTATCAGTGTATCCTAATTGTTTTTTGTTAAAGGTTTCAATTACCTTTATTGTAGTATTGTCTGCTTCTTTAAAAAGCAGCTGTATATCTGTAACACTGCTGCTACCTGTATTAAAGGTAACATTACAAGCGTTATCCTGATTAACCATCCCCTCGTTCAAATAACTATTAGCACTAAAATCAAAATTCCCAGAGTCAAATGTTGGGTCGCTAAATTGTGAAGTGGCTGAAAATTCATTATTAGCATATTTATACCTATATGCAAAACAAATAAATTTATCCTCTAAATAAGCGTCGGATAGTGTCGGTATATAATAAGACTCAATAGTCGGAGCGCTTGTTGGAGGTTTTTTAATAACTAGAATATCATCTTGGTTAAAAGTATCAAGGTCTGTCCCAGAGGCTGGGTCTCCATAGTTTTGATTTATATTAACCACTCTAGGAGGGTTGTAATTATCAGTAAAAAACAACAGATTATCAATCTTATCGACCCCTGTAACTAAGTAGTTAGGGTTAAAGTTTAATGTAGTGTCAATCCCATCTCCATTATCTATACTAATCACGTGGTATATAAGCTCTCCGGTTTCTACATCAAAAGAAACAACTAAGTCTAATTTGCCTGTTGCTCCTTGTGTAAAAGAGGGGTCGTGTACAAACCAGTAAATAACTAAATTAGCTCCATCTTCAAATGCACCTATACATTTTGCGTCTGCACTTAAAGCTGTTCCGTCTACATATTGAAGGGTGGTTAAAGGAAGATTTCCTTTACTGTTTTCTACTGCTCCTATTTCAGTTTCTTCAGTCGAACCAAGTCTCACATTCAAAGCATCAACGTATTCTCCGTTTGGAACAAGCCTTTCATCAAGGCTTTTGTTCATACGCCCTCTTATAAAATTTCTTTGAATGTTCGCCATTTTATTTTATCCACTTATTCTCACCCCTAAGATTCATAAGTAATCTGCTTGGGTGAATATTACTTAGTCTTATTTTCGCATTTCTTAGTAATGCTTGTTTATCTTTTTTTGCTCTATTCACTACATATTCTTGTACGCCAAGCCTGTTATTTAAAATAACATACTTTATGTAAGCGTATATATATTCCTCAAATAATTTATTGACGCTTATCTGAGACACATCTCCATTCTCCATACCATCAGATATATATTGTAAAACACATTGCTGATTAACCATCGTAGAGTCAAAATTTATTACCCCCGCCTTTTTATCTATAGTAAAAGTTGGGTTAAAATTGGCTGTCTCTGTATTTAACCCGTAACGAGCTCCGATTCTATATAAATCATTATTGCAATTTATACACTCCGGGTCTACTGTTTGGTCGTTTAATTTATTTAAGTAAATAGTCTGTAAAGCCCCATCTTCTCTTTTAGTGTCCAAATCAGAATCTATTACGGTAGCATTGTTGTCTCCATCATACGTAAAAGTAGCCGCAGCGCTTTGAAGGTAAGAAACAGCAGACTGAACCTGAATGTTTTCTGTTAACTCTCTAAGCCAATTATCTTTTAGAAGATATAATTTCACCCAATTCACATAATCTGAAGGCAAAACAAACCTTAGGTCGTCATAGATTTTGAGCTCTAATGCTTTGATTTCTTTAAAGGCATCATAGTTTAATTCTTGGATTCCCCTTTTAGCGTGAAATAAAAGTTGATATCTATTAAGGTTATTAATAAGTTCGTGGTTTCCCTCATACATCAACTGAAAGTTTCTTACAATATCTTCTAAGCTAACATATTGATAAGACCCCCAATTTGCATCCGTGGGATTAACACCATCGTTTGTATAATATTTTTTTTGATTTATATATGCCATAATTAAATGTTAGTTTGATTTTGTTGTTGCTCTTGTACTTGTCCAAACTGAAATACATCAGCTTCTCTTATTGATACCCCTGCGTATTGCAGTATCTTTGCTACTAAATTATTTACATCATCTATAGGTAGTTCAAAATCTTGAAAATCTGCCTGAGTTTGGTCAAACAAAGGCTCTCCTCCATATAGAGTTACATAAGTCCATTTAGGGTCTTTAGGATATCTAATATATTGTGACTGCACATCATTTACCCCGTTAAATGTATTAGGAAAAACAGTAATCGCATTCGCCTCTTGGGTATATGCTGGATATACAGTTGATGGAGCGGTAAGTAATGAGCTGTTAAGCAATGTTATTTTGCTATGAGACACCTTTTCTGCTTCTCCTTTTAGCACTCCCCCTGAAAAACATAAAACTTTATTTAATAAATAATAATCAGAACCCGTAGTGGATGCAGACGGTAGAAAATAAACATTTTGGGTTTGTTGCGTTAGAAAAGAAGTAATAGAAAAAATGTCAATTACCTCTTCATATCCTTTTTTAATATCAGCGTATCCTGTTCCTGATAATCTTGCGTTTTCCTCATTAATCTGCTGATTATATCTTATAAAATATTCATCAAATATATCTAGCTGCGCTTGCTTTGCAAATAAGTTAAAATCACTAGGGGATATATACCCATAGTTATTCTTATTAATTATAGAAAGGACAGTGTTTCTAACTGAATTTATCATCGTGAATTATTTTATACAAAGATAGGTAAAATAAAAAAGCACCCTGAATTAGGGCGCTTTTCTGTCGATAGTAAAGGAAGGATTATACTGTTATGCAATAGCAATTCCACTCACAGCATAAGGTAGGTTGTCTACATCATACGCTGGGTTTGTCCATGAAGTTGTTAAGGCAGCAACGACTGCATCTTCTATTGTATCTCTTTGTGTTTCATCTCCCGCTCCTGCTGTTGCGTGAGTAATAGTAGTTACTTGACCACCACTGTAAGTAATTGTTACTGTAGTAGTAGTAGCTTGCTCTATTAATGCGATATTATTAATAGCGACCAATTGGTATTGTTCGCTAGTTACTGGTATATTTAAAAATTTTGTCATTATAAAAAAATTAATGGGTTAAACAAGCTACAAAGTTACGCATTTTTTGCTAATGATTTTAAGTGTTTATACACCTCCACACCGTCGTCACTCTGGAAGTAAGAAGCCATTATATATAGCGGGTCTTCTCCATAGGGAATGTTACACATTTTTTTCTTATTAGAGGGGGTGTTAAACCACACTTCTTTCTTATCGTTTCTGAGCTGAACTAAACTTTTATCTACAAAGCTTTGTATTGTAGCGTTGAGTTTTAATGAAGGGTCTTGTAACAATTTTAAAAACCCTTTAGGATTCTCTTTTGCAAATATCAAAATATCTCTTCTTAATTCAGAGGTAGTTACCCTCGAGACATCTCTTTTGAATAACACTCTTCCCATGTTTTCAACTTGTTCAACTTCGAGCTGTCTTGCCTCTATTAAAGCATCCACCTCTAGGTTTAAGTCTTCCACCACTTCAGCCGCTTCTTTAGCCTTATTTATTTCTACAAAAATTCTGCCGTTACCTGGGTGTAAAGCTAAAAATTGCTGTAGGACTTGATTGTTTTTACGGACATAAAGAAACCCATCTTCAAAAACTATAGGTTCTAAAATTGCATTATCGTCCTGCTCGTCCTGAAAAGGAGAGTTTTGGTTTCTTGCGTATCTAAGAGGTCTATTAAGCCCTGTCTTTTCATCAAAATGAAGAAGAGGAAACCGGTTAGTGTGCCTTGACGCTAATATTAAAGATAAAGGCGCTGTGTCTCTAGTAAGTTTATATGCTTTGTCTACATATTTAGGAGTAGACTTTTTTGGTTGAGGCTGAGTTTTTTTCTTTTTTTTAACCGCCTCTTTCTGTTCCTGTGTAGGAATATCTTTTTCTTTTTCCATTGTTATTTAATTTAATTTAATTTAAAATTTAAAAATAGGGGCACATCACTGCACCCCTATTGATTTAAGTATTAATCTTGAAATATAAAGAAGTTGTTTGCACCTAATGTACATACAGCTCTTTCACTCAAGAAGTTTACTTGCATGTTATCAATGTCACTTGTTGCAGCACCACCAGCAGAGCCAGTAATCCACGTTTTGTAACGTCTGTCTTCAGTTTCTGAAGCTCTATATCTAACATGTAAGAAAGGTCTTTTAGCATTTTTACCAAGAATTTGGTCATAAACACTTGTAGAACCAGCTGGAACTAATAGTCCATTGATTTTACCAGAACCTGCGGCTGATGGTAAACCACCTCTCATTGTAGGGTCGTTTAAGTATTTCCAATCAGTTTTATAGAAGTCATAACCTCTTCTAAATCCAGAGAATCCTAGATTTAAAGCCATTTCTTCGTCATTATCAAATAGACCGTAAGAAGTACCGCCCGCTCCGTAAGAGTTTTGAGCAGCTAACATATCGTCCATGTCAAAAATGAATTGTCTGTTTGCGAAAATTACATTTTCTTCAATAGCTCCTTGTTTGTCTAATCTACTAATAATTGAGTCAAAATCTGCTAGGGTAGTTGGATTACCACCATCCCAGATATTTCCTCTGTTTGTAACCGTATAGAAGATTCCATCAGAACCAGCACCTGGGTCTGCTGCCCCACCAGCGCTACCTAAAATAGCAGCTGCACCTGAGTTTTGCTCAGCTGGCACAGCTTCAATCATTGCTGTTTCTAAATAATCATCAAATCTAAGTCTTGTTTCGTGCTCAGATTTTAAGTACCAAAGGTATCCTGTTGCACCATCTTCTGTAGTAACTTCTACCCATCCAATTTGTGCCATATCAGAACCAGATACTGTGTAAGTATCTTTAATAATGATTGGCTTGTTGTCAAAGATGAAGTCATTAGCCTCTAATGAGCCTACCATACCTGCTGTTCCTTTTCGAAATTCTGAACCGTAAATGAATACTGTAACATCAGCATTTCCTACACCAGTTCCTGCGGTAACTAACCCACCTGCTTCGTAAAAGTCAGCTGTGAACTGTCCTCTAGCACCAGCGGTATTGTCTACTGCGCTTACTACTGCTTTGTTAACCCCTGAGCCGTCATTTTGAACAACAACAATTGTTTGTCCAACCCTGATAACCTGCTCAGAAGTTGTTGGGTCTAATACATCATTTACTTGAAAATCTGCTTGGTCAGCTGCTGCTGAAGCACCTGTTCCCACACTTGTATATTTTGTGTGTAATCTACCTTGCTCTGCCCATTTAATAAGGTCAGAGTTTGTAGGCATCTCTGCTCCTACCATTCTAAGGAAAGAGGAGATAGTTCTATTACCATATCTTTCAAATTCTTTTTCATATGTATCAGGTAAATACTGATTTAAGAAATCGAAATTGACAATATAGTTTTCTGCGGTTGGAGTTCTTTCTGAACTCGGCGTCAACGCATATGTTGGTGACGCACTTACTTGTCCTGCCATGATTTATTGTATTTTTTAAAATTTATTACGTTTTTTTTATACTCTTTATTCTCAGTCCTCGGCTTGATGGCTGAGAAACTGATTTAACTTGAAATCCTGATTTTACAGAAACCTCTGGAGCATTACGTTCTGTCATATTGACGTTTTTAGTTTTACGTATTACTTCATCTGTTGCCTGGGATTTACCTTGTTCATAAAAAAACTTAGCAAATTTTTCAGGATTCATTGCGAGAGCTAAAGCTTTATGATAACCTTCTGCGTCTTTAATAAAACCTCTGCTATCCAAATATTTATTAATTAAATTTAATGGAGTAGCATTGTCTTTCTTTATTTCCGCAACCGTACCTGGAGAATACACTATTTCTTCT